TCTAAATACCTTTTCTCACCATTTATTTCACATCTTAAATATAACATTATAGATTACTACGGAATAGTTGGTTCGGGTTATACCTATAGGTTAGGGTATATTGGAATAACTTATTATACCTTTGTTTGTATTCTTGTAAAGAGGTTGAGGTAATAACCACCGGTATTAAATAGGGGGTCTTACTATATTGAGCAGCAGGGTCTCCAAAATAATAGTTTTCCTTGATAAGATAAACAGATGTTGATAAGAATAACTCCTCAACTATTACCCTATCATTTTCAACCATAAAGTTGCTCTGTGCTTCCACTTCCTCAACGACTTGTTGGTCGTAGATTACATCCCTTTTATCGTAAAAGAACGGGTTGTAAATTGGGTTGTTTCTAATAAGACCTTGTCCGTAAAAAGATATTTCTTTATTGTAAGTTTTTATATTCTTTCTATCAAAGGTGTATGTGTCCCAAACCCCTCGTCTATTGAGAAAAAGGAAATGTTGCGGGTCTGATAGACAATCGGCATCCCAAAAGTAGTATTCAACCACCTCACTTATTCTATCGGGGGGGTTTCCTAAATTACCTTGTGTTTGGTTCCAGAACGCAGCCTTACCGCCCGCCCAAGTATTATTAAACGGAACTGAATATACTATCCTATTTTTAGGTGAAGTATCATAGTTTCCATAAGGGTATAGTGATGATAATGCTTGGACTTGGTAATCCCCATCTTGAGTAGTGGAATAGTTAAATCCTAATGAATTGACATTACCGGTTACATACTGGTCGTTGAAGTCCTTAAAAAAGTTAGATAAAACAATAGGACACTCGGGGTGGTGATATCTGCGTCTTGCTCTATCGGTAGTTTGACTGGTACCGAATCGGTCTATTGTAGCAGTAAATAACTCATCACCAAAGGTTGTTAGGAACTGAGCAGGTTGAGTTTCGGTAATACCAGTAAATGGGTAAAACTTATACTTATAAAGTTCCCAATACTTAAAGTTCTCGTTTCCGTTGGTTTGACCTGACCAGTAGATGTTGTTGTAATTAAAGTTTGTTTTGTTCTCTTGAACTCCTGGCCAAATTGTAATAAACTCCCCCAAATTAGTATAACAAGGGGGACAATAAGTTGATATTAGGTTCCAACCATTAGTTTCACAAGTATCACAATTCCATTGAAAAGTAGTTATACACCCTGTTGCGAGTTCGGTAACATAAAGGAAGTCATTATTTAATGGTAAAGATGCTGCGGTATAAAAGGAACCCGCACTCGTGCTCCCACTTCCACTTGATATTACAGAACCACCATAACTGATATGTTCATAACTCCAACCAGGGTTATTTGTAACCGCCCAAGTGGGGTTCTCCGCAAGGTTAGTCCATTCAACAGTATTAGGGTCTCCAACATAATCGGTAGGTTCCGTAGTCAAAACAAACTCCACAGTAGATTCTGGTATTGAAGGGTCAGTACAAATTTGAATCGTAGTTCCTGTTGCTGTAGTATATTCTTCACCGGCGATTATTCGGTATTCAACGACATGAGGTAATAACTCATAATTGTCGTTTGTATTAAATGCGTTAGACGGAACATAAGCAACTGAATTTGTATTGACAGGAGATAGTCCCGATATAATATTAGAGTTTGTAATAATCGCACCAGTGACCCCCGTAATTGAGTTAGGGGCGGCATTCCTCGTTCTTTGACCCGCTTCACTTCGGGGGTTAGGTTTAAGGTAATTTTTTAGAATGTCTCCAATATCAAATATACCATATCCAAAAGTGTTAGGAGCAATCTTTATTCTCCCGATTTTTTCTGCGGTTGTTTCCCTTGGATTCACCCATATATCAACGACATATCTAAAGTCGGTATTACCCGATAAGGTTGAACCTAAATTGTATGCGTGTTGAGCATTAGAAGGGGTATAGTAAAGTGGAGATTGATAAAAAGTTATACTCATTATTTTGTTTCTATGTTTGTTTGTAATAATCGGTCAAAAAAGTCACCAATACTTTTACCGACTTGAGCGTCAAGTGATGTTGCGAATTGTTGCTCCAACGCTTGTATAGCATTATCATAAAAGAAGGTAGGACTAATACCGAACTTTTTGATGTTGTTACTAATACCAAACGCAGCACCTACGGGGTCAGGGAACCCTTTAGTACTTGCCCAATCTACTAAAGGACTAATCGGGACATAATTACCCTCTGCCCTTCCATAATTCACATACTCCCAATAGTCGTTCATTAACAACTCAAATCCATCAGGAGTTAGTTGGTAAGTAATACTTTTGTAGAGGTCTGAATTAGGGTCTGACTTTATACGATTTCCCCTATATTCATCGTTCCTTCCCCTTTGGTATGCGTCATTATTGATACCTGGAGCCGAGTCATAAGCACTATTTAATCGTGCCTTGAGTTCAAGGACAAATAAACCACCCCAACGGGTCATAAATGCTTGTAACTCGGGTTCCATTTATTATGGTCTTTCTAAACCAAGTTGTTCTAATGTCCAGTCAATTACGAATGCGTCATCAGTACCCCACTCTGCGTAGGTTTCTGAATCCATATAAAGTGAATAAGATTCTTTTAATCCTTCAGGGTTGGTAACATAACCACTTACCAAGGCGGAATTGTCTAACGACACATTAACACCAGCAATTTCTAAATATATTAAAAATCTTGGTGCGGGTTTAATTTGTATTTTCATAGTTGTTTTTTATTATGTTATTTTTTATAGTGCGTAGTTTGAGAATTGAGTTACATAAACTTTATTGTTAATAACATCAACATACCAAATGTCTTCACTATTGTGTGTTAGAGGGTCTCTGCCTCCTCCGTTGTAATAAATGTTAAGAGACCCTCCACCTTCTAAAGTTGCGGTTATTGCGGTTATATTAAAGACTCCTCCGTTTTCAAATAATAATCTATATTTACCACCATCTCTGATGTTGGTTAGAGCCACAGTTGAGTTAGCAGCCAATACAACTTTTTGAGTTGATGTGATGTTAAAATTAACATTAAAAGTATTTGTAACATTGGGGGTTAGATAAAAAATATCCGTAATATTACCATTGGTATCAAGTCCTTCAACCATTGTTGAACCACTATACTTGGAGTTCAAGTTTTGTCCTAATACAATTGCTCTCGGTAAATCTGCTACCGCACCCTCACCAATAGCAATTGCGTTGTCTGCGGTTACAGAACTATCTTTACCGATTGCTATACCTTGAGTTCCTAAACTTGAAACTCCTGCGTTGTCACCAATTGCGATAGATGAATTTGCTCTCTCATCCGCACTATCACCAATAGCAATCCCTTTATTACCTTCTGAATATGCATCGTTTCCAATCGCAATTCCTGCATTACCCGATTGAAATGCGGAATAACCAACAGATAGTCCATTAGCACCAACCGCTTGTGAGTCAGCACCTAACGCTGTTGAGTATTGAGCGACACGAGTATTAGCACCTATAGCAGTTCCATAAAACCTTCCACTATCAAACACTTCTGCTCTATTTCCAAGTGCTGTTGCGTAGTCAGCGTTGGCTTCACTATCTTGACCGATTGCGATAGAACCTATACCTGTTGATGTGGCAGGAATTGATGTTAGGAAGGACGCAGATTTAATACTATCTACACCCGTTCCACTGGTAAGACCCAATGCGTTTTTTACGAGTACTTTATTGGTGATGGTCTCACCTGAATTATTTTTTACAAATACATCATTCAGCGTCGTTGCTGTTGTTATTGGTAAAGCGGATATTTTTACATTTGCCATATTAGTTTTTTTTAGTGTTGAAATTCAATTAGGTCTCCATTTTCTGCTTCCATAATATCACCTGTTTCATATAAAATATAAAAATTGACTGGTGATGGTGTAGGAGTTAAAGTAGGTGTTGGCGTTGGAGTTGCTGTTTTAGTTGGAGTTATTGTAGGTGTTATTGTAGGGGTAATACTTGGAGTTATTGTAGGTGTTATTGTTGGGGTAATACTTGGAGTAATACTTGGAGTAATACTTGGAGTAATACTTGGAGTAATACTTGGAGTTGTCGTAGGGGTTGTAGTAGGAGTAGTTGTTGGAGTAGTTGTTGGAGTAGTTGTTGGAGTAGTTGTTGGAGTAGTAGTCGGTGAAGGTGATATCACAGGAGTAGGGGTAATTGTGGGGGTAATAGAAGGTGTTGGTGTAGGACTAACAGGCCAAGGGTCAAACGGAGCAATACATCTATTCAACGGCATATCAACTACGAGTTGTAACTCAAGGTTCCACCCTACTAATATGTCATCATATGCTTCACTAAACGGAGTTATATTAGTCGGGAGGACAAGGTCATAAGTTGTTTCATAATCCCCTTGAACTTGTGTTACCGAATACTTAAACTGAGCAAGAATATCTTGTGTAATCTGTAAAGTTGAACTCCATAAATCTACTTCAATATCAAAGTTATTTGCGTTCATAATATCCAAAATAAGAACATTAAAACGATAGGTTACGAACGAGTCATCTTGCTGAACATTTTGAGGTATAACATACATCAAAGGATACAAGGGGGCTTTCCACTCCGTAGTATTTGGTAGTTTGTCTCTTTGTTGAGTTAGGTAGATTAGTTGTTTTATATCCCCTATACCAAAACTATTGAGTTGTTTGTGGTGATACTCAAGGGTTTTTAAGTCCTCAATAATATTCTTAAAACTTATGTAGTTCATCTCTTTAGTTGTTTTTGGAGTTCTCTTTCTTTCATTAGGTTTAAGTCCTTGATATATGTTAAAAAGTTGAGGACTTCAAGTAGGTTTTTTCTCGCCACATCTTGAACTTTAAGTATATCCTCACCAGATAAGAATATGAGTGTTCCATACCATCCCCAAAACCTCTCAAAACTTGGTTTGTCTTCCACTTCAATCGGTATATCATCTTGTGAAAATAAGAGCGGGTACTTGCCCGTAATATGGTTCTTAAATGAAAAAAAAAACGCTGTGCTCCTCTTAAATACCTAATAGGTAATGACTTAAATATGGTTGCTCTCTCCATTACCTTTGTTGCGTCATAGGGGGTTAGTTTTCCGTCCTTATCCACCTCACGATATAGTAGAGACATTAGATAATTTAACTCACTTTGTTTTTTAGTTAGAGGTCTCCCGAAAAACTCCTCCAAATCTATAAACTCCCCGAAGGTTAGATTCTCAAGGTCAATAAACTGATACTTGATACCCCTAAACTCAAAGGTGTTATAGAACTTATCACTTACATTTAGGAAATAGTCTGCGAGGTAATTTGAGGTTTCATATACCCCTTCCCACTTCGCATTCTTTATCTCATCAATATCTAATCCTGTTGCCAGTGATATTAACATAAGGGAAAAGTCCCTATCCTCGTATAAGTCCTTTAACAAAACAAGTTTATTCCAAAACTCAATCGTAGGTTCTGTAATCTCATATTCATTACCATCATATACGATGTAGTGTTTCTCCATACTATCAAATATAAGTTTATGTGTTTTTTAATATATGAAATATGCCCCCTTTGACTTTCGTTCCTTGAGGGTATTATATCCAATACAAAGGGACATAATAATATCATCGTGGGCTCCTTCTATCGCACCATAAGTAATCTTACGGGTCTTTAATGAATAGTCATAGGTGAAGGTTTTTAACTCACTATAAAGTTGGGGGTTTAGGTCTTGAGTCGGTAATTTAATCTGACCCTCATTAGTTGCGTAAATAAAATCCTCAACGATATTTTGTTTAGATGAGTTAGTAGTTACAAAGGGTTCTACTTTGTCGTATTTTTGTTTTAATTGTTCGTAAAGAACATCACCAATACTATTTACCTCAACTTGAGTTTGAGCATCGTATTCACGGAGTTTTGTTGCTATGTGGTTTATTATTTCACCCCAAGGTTTCTGTCTCTCACGATAAAAATAAACAAGGTTCCCCAAGTCATCAAATATTGTTAGAACTGAATAGTCATTTTGTCTCCCAAAATCTACACCTGCCCAATATTTTCTTTTACTATCACGGGAATAATAATAAGGTAAAACACAATATCGGTCTATATCAACAAACACCTCACCCCCACTATCTATAAACTCACCTAATATCTCTTGACGGAATATATCTTCAGGTAATGACCTCTTGGCTTCATTGAGTTCGTCCTCACTGATAAAGGGGGTATCATAGGAACTCCCCTTTAGGAATAGGTATTGTCCTTGTTCATCATCATTTCCCCTAATTGATAGTGAGTATAGGTAGTTTTTACCCTTTGGTGTTGAGATGAATAAGACCTTTTTACCCTTTACAAGAATAGTCGGTTTGAGTACTTGGTTCCATACCTCATCTTTTAGGAACGCAGCCTCATCAACAATAAGATAGTCAAGGGTAAAACCTCTAATGCTGTCAGGTCTCTCCCCCGACTTGAAGTAAATAATACTTCCATTTATAAACTTTATGGTAAAGTTTGACTTATGACTATTCGTTACAAGTCCCGAATCTCCTGTTGCTTTATCCAACGCATCAAATACCTTTTTTGCTTGAGAATATACGGGACTGACCCACATTAAAGTTTGGTTTGGGTTTTCTATTGCCCACTTTAATATTAGGTTTTGAGCCAACATAGTTTTCCCCCACTGACGACCAGTTGTTAGAACAATATACTTTGCGTTTCCTTGCTCTATTGAGTCAATCTTGAGTCGTTGGTCAGGGTGAGGGGTAAAACCTTTAACCTTGATGTTATTCTTCGTCTCCAAACTTAAACTCTATGGTTGTTGTACTCTTCATATCAATCTTTTCGGGCTCGTTAAGCCCCATCAATTTAGCAATCGCATCCAAGGTCTGTCTGGCGTTACCCAAGTCCCCGTTCATCATTGCCTGTCCGTGTATGTCCCAATACGATTGAAGGTGTTTATCTATGAGTTTATCCCTATCTAAACGGAACCTTTCCTTTACAGCATCCCATACCCGTTTCCAATATTGTATGGATTGTTCCTTTGATATCTGTTGCTTCCTACACCACTCAATATATTCAGTAAAAGATAAGTGTTTATTGAAGATTATTTTTGAGGACTCCCTTAAAAATACCTCTACTTCCGCATTGGTCATCTTGGATAATTTATATCCATTTTCTTTTCCTGAGCCCTTTGGGCGTCCAGGCCCTGCTACTTGTGGCATTATCGTTCGGCTTCGTATCTTGCTTTAAGGGAGCGTCTAACATTCACAAAACATTTACCACACCCTGGTTGTTTATTGGTTCTAAATACACGATTGTATAGGTTATACAACCACGCAGATTCCTCACCGGTATAATGAGGTCTGTCCATCATTAAATATGCCTTTTCTAACTCCGCCATTGAATAGTTCGGGAGGTTATTTAATGACACCTCTTGTTCTTTATTTTTACAAGTATTACATCCCATATTAGTATCCTCTATCTTTACCTTTAGTTTTTAAGTAAAATGTGATGGCATTTATATTACCTTCATTTACTAAACGGAACAACGCATTCTCAACATAGTCAAGTTGTCGTTCCTCTACTTCCTTGAGGGCTTGAAGGAAAAATATATTGTCCTTCCATTCATTCAAGGTCTCTTTGTTTATCCCTAATCTCTCAACTGCGATGCTCTCAACACCCATCACCTGAGATAAAAGGGTAATATAATCTGTTTGTTCTTTATTTAACATCTCTAACTAATTTTTTTAATACCTCAAGTAATTCTAAAGTAGGGGTTTCACTCTTTAGGACTAATACATCGGGGTTCTTATCTAATATATTGTTTATCTTGGTTCTCTTACTCTTTAGGAAGGTCTCAGTTTGACTATCACCCCTTTTGTTGTGTCTTGTTATCAAAGTTTCTTTATCCGCTCTTAAAACAACTTTAACAAAGGGGAACTCTAAAGTGAATAACGATTGGTTAAATAATCTATCACCCTCAAATATTACTACTCCATCACACCAATTTAAGAACTTGATAAAGTCAGGTTGAACCGACATACTCAATCTATCGGTTCCCTCAAAAGTAGAACCATCAAATACCCCTATAAAATATAGGTTCATATCCTTATTATACTCACCCTTTACTTGTCCGTACTTGAAGGGGGCGGTTGTATGTAGGTTCTTAAACTCTCTCATTAGGGTAGTTTTACCCGTTGCTGGTTCCCCACCGACTGCTATAACTCTTTTAACCATTTTCTATCATATGTTTCTTTACGAAAATCCCATAACGGACTCCAATTTATACCTTCAGTTATTGACCCACTCATCTTTTCTAACTCAAGTCGGTTTCTTTCTATGTAATATCCTACATATCTTTTCCCTAATCGGTGTTTCTTAAACGCACATAGGGTCGTTTCTATATTCCATATGTTCTTGTGGGGTATATCTAACTCTTGGACTTGGTCTTTAACCTCCAAGAATAACCCTTGTAAATAATTTAATTCAGTAGGGGTTAGTTTCTTATCCTTTCGGTGAGTATCATATTCAAGTAGGTCATACGCATACACTAATCCGTTCCTACAACTCTCCGCATCCTTGAGTTTAAGGGTGGTAGGTTCTAAAGGTAATCCCGTCAATACATTCAACATCTCAAGGTATATGAACTGCGTAAATCTCCCGAAGGTGTATAACTTACCCGTGTGTTTCATTACATTATCATAGGTAATATCCGGTGTTGGTTGAATTAAACTACGGAAGTAAGTAGATTGAGACCCCCCTACTATATCCCGATAAGATATAAACGCAGGTACAAACTGGTTGTTTGACTTTACCCTCAATCTATCGGTCTGAAATATTAGGTTGTTTCGGTTCTTATCCCACCATCTTTGTAATCGGGGGACATCTACATTTTCATAATCGGGGAACTCGTTGTAAATGTAATAGGTTGTAACGGGGGAATAGGTCATTGAGTATATCCACGCAAGCCAGTACCTTTGTTGAAGGTTTAACTCAAACCTATCACTGATATATTTTAGGGCATCATTAGCAGGGTCAATATCCTTTGCTAAAGAACTATCCCTATGGTAGTTTAAGTAATCTTTCATAGTGTCCAAATGTTTTGTTTAACCCCCAATTTAGTTTGAGTTTTTACCGATAAAGTCATACCACAACTTTTGTAAAAACTATTACCTACTTTATTGTCCTCATTACATTTTAACATTAAAGGACGAGGTAATTGTTCTAATATAAATCTACTTATACCCTTTCGTTTGTGTTCGGGTAATACTCCAATTTCGTAAATTACAAAATGTTTATACCTGACACTCCATCCATATCTACAAAACGCCATACCATCAACAACAACAAAGGTAAAAGATATTTTATTTCCTTGAATATACCTATTCCATTCCATAAATCTATTGAAATTACCTATATGTTCTTTTTCATTTTTATAAATCTGTTTTATCATATGTAAATCCTCAATAGTTGCTTTACGAAGTATCAATTCCATACATAAAGTTCATTAGGGGTCATTTCTACGGGTTCTACATTACCTAAAGCCCTACGGAATATGTCCTTGGTTGATGCGATAAAGGTTGCGTCCTTATACTTGAGTATCCAAGCAGGTCTATTTGGGTTCCTAAACCCGTATAGTTTCCCCCCGTGAAGTAGTAGTCCTGCGAATGAACAATTAGTCCCACTAACAAACTCTAACATCTTTTCAGGGGTTCCGTTATTCAGTACAATTACACCATCATTAAACTCAACACCCATATCAATAACCCCGTTAAATACAAGGTGAGTTTCCCCGTGTTGAAGTGGTTGGTTGTTTTGATGTATCCTAAAATCCCCACTGGTAGAATATCTACTATGGAATATAAGTTGAGATGTAATAGGGAACTCAATATCGTTGTATTCATCTTGGAAGTATTTTTTTAACCTATATTGTTTCCTATCCCTATAGGTTATTCCGTATGAGTGTTGCCCCCTAATAACCGATTCACTCATTAGTTTTTTAATGATATACCGGTGCTCATCAGTGGGGGTATTACTATGATAACCTAAAATACTACACATTCTTTTTACCTATATTTTCTTGGAACCCGATTAGTTCATCTAATGCTTCCTTGGTTTGTTTATTTGCGTCCTTCTGTAATTGAGCAAGGTGTTCGGGGTCTAACCTATTTTGTTCCCTTTTAGTTTTTACCTTCTGTATTCGTTTAATCTCCTCACCTAAAGGTTCGCATTTCCACATACTCTCAAGGGAATAATAAACAACACTATATCGGTATGAACCTTCATCTTCATATTCTATAGGACTAACCCCGTGAATAAGTTCTTGTCCGTTGAATATAACAAGGGTATTATCTGAGCAGTCAAACGCTCTATCAAGTTCAGGGACTACTAAATGACCCCCTTTAACTCCCTTCTTTAATACAACCATATTACTCAAGACCCCCTTAAAATTACCGGTGTCGGTATGGTACTTCAACGCATTATTCTTATTTACAATCCCCGAAGTAAAGGGGGTTTCCCCTATTTTCCAATCGGTCATAACCTTTTCCTCTACTATAACTTTATGTTTTTCATAAGTTTCAGGAAAATAGGTATGATAATATCCGTGTATGTTCTCAATAAAGGAACTAATGATGTTGTGTTGTTTCGGGTATTTTTCCGCCATCGCAGTAATGGTACAATAATCTTGACGATAAGTTATTCGGGGGGTGTAACCAAATAAGTTGGACTCTTGTTTAAGTCCGTTGGAGCGTCGGTGGGCTTGATACTTTTGGTTCTTTACCGCCCACCTTAAAGCACTTGTATTATCCTTTAGGTTTAGGTATAGTAATACGGGTTCTCCGTCTATAGTAATAAGGGTGTCCTCCGTTACAAACTCACTTACATCAGTCAATAACGCAGTCCTTTTCTTATAGTCGTTTTTACTAATCTTCTTTAATGTAAGTTCTAACCTTTTCATAGTATTTTTCTATTAGGTATAAGATTACTTCAGTGTTACTTTCTAACCCCTCGTTCTCCATAATCTTTTCCATATCTTTAATCGCACTTTCATATTGTTCGGCTGATAAAAACATAACAATCTGTTTTACCTTTGAGTTGATATAGGTGTGTAGATATTTGTGGTTGATGTCCTCGTCAAACTCTGGTTCCGCTTCGTCATCATTTAACCATTTAGGTATATCTAAACCCCAATCGTTTAGGTGGTCAAGGTTCCAATCTTGACTTATCAAGTCCCAATTCCAATCCCCATAACTGAGGTTGTCCTTAACAATAAACTCTTGTTGTTGTTCGGGGGTTAGGTCTGTTACTTGAATATAAGGAACCTCCGTTATATTCAATTCCTTTAAGGCTTTCAATCTCATATTACCCCCCAATATTACCATATCCTCGTTGATGATAATAGGACGGAGGTATAACATCTCAGGGAACCCTTGAATACTTCGTTTAAGTTTATCTAATTGTTCCTTTTTTATTGTTCGTGGGTTAGTAGGGTTAGGTTTAATATCCCCCACTTTTATCATTCCGTTATACATTATATTCTCGTTCATTTCATTTTTCCATTTAAGTATTTTAGGTATAGATATTCACCCCTCATAGCCTCGGGGGTAACAACTTCTTTCCACCGATAACCTTTACCGATTTTAACAATATTAGGTCTTGAACACCCGACCATATCTGCGATGCGTTGGTGTCTCATTTGTTTATGGTGAATAAGGTACTTCACCATTTCAACTTGTTCGTCTTTTAATTTCTGTTTTGCCATTTTTCTATTAGGTTTTGTTTTGTTGTATTTATGTATCTCCCGACTGAGTTTAGAGGTATAGTTGTTTTACGGGACACCGCAGTTAAACTCCCCAACTCTAACCACATAACAAATAAATCCCTATCAAACCAGTTTAGATTCTCAAGTTGAGAATACACCCACTTTATATCAGGTAGTTCTTCATCATACTCAATATCGGGGGTATCACTAAAAAACTCAATATCCTTAAAGGTTTCTTTAGTTGATACTTTTTTGTGTTGATAGTAATAGGGACTTGTTTGTGAATAATAGTTGTTCTTAAGCGTTCTAACAAAGAAATAGAACCTCTCCTTGTCGTCCATACTACTAATCTTTTTATTCTTCAGTAGTTGCTCTAAAACGCAGTGTAGTAAATCGGGAGCATCGTTAGGTTCATAACAGATTTTATCCGTAATCTTAACGAGTTCGTTGTAGTTTTTAGTAATCCAATCTCCAATTTCCACCACTATATCCTAAAAGTGTATATTTTATCGGTTTATAATAAATATAGTCACACTTGGAAAAAGACATAGGGTATAAATAAAAAATCCCCCGACTGATATGGAAGGGGGACTAAAAAAGGTAATGGGAGTAGAACCTTTTTTTTTGTTGTTAGTGTTTAACCTTATTATAAATATCCGTTGTCTATTAAAAAGACAAGGTCATTTAATTCCTCTTGTAGTTGTTTTCTTTCTCCGTAATATACGGGAAGGGTATATTCTAAAATCTCATCATTTCTCATTGTCTTACGAGTTTTTGTAGTTGTCGTTGATATA